TACTTTAACGCACATACCTTCAATATCAATTTCTCCTAAATATTCTTTACCTAATTTTTTATGTTCTAACATAAACGCTCCTGAATCATAAATAACTAAAGCATTTGTTGACTTTAATTTATATTCACCATCATTATAAAAACTAACTATGTCTCCTTCATATATTTCTCTTTCTGCAACATCTTTTAAACCTGTATAGTGTAATATATCAGCATCAACCTCATAAGGCCATCCATCTTCATTTACATAACCGCTTAAAGTTACATAGACACGATCTGAATAACATATATTTGCTTTTCCTTCTGTATGTCTTGTATCTTCACCTTCCCAATTTATCTCTAAAAACTTTTTTTGCTCTTTATCCCAAATCTTAAACTTAATATCTCTACTACTCATACTTACACCACTCCTTAAATACTGGATATAAACAATATGCTTCTCCATTTACTATATATTCAAATATCTCTCCATCTTCCTTATCAAAATTAACTTCCATTCCATCTAATACATCTAAATGAGTTGCTAGAGTTCTTTTTATATTAGCTGGAGCATTTCTTCTGAATAACTCTTTACTAAACCTAGCAACTTTCTTAGGTTTATTTATAATATCAAATACACTAACTTGTCCTTCTAACACTTCCAATTACTTCACCTTCTTCTTAAAAGCAAAAGACAATCCCCAACGATAAAATTTGTATATATGCTCTTTTGATACTAAAAGCTCATACTTTTCAAATGCTTTTTTCCAACATTTTTTACATGATTTTTTATCAAAACTTCGGTTACACCCAACATAAACATCAAATTCATGAGTACAAAAAAATGTTTCTAATCTTCCTTTTAACTTTTTTATATCATCTAAACTAATCTCATCATTTTCTATGTTATCATCAACACTTTCCATGTCATCAATCTTAAGGTATTCATCTAAGGTTATCATTTCAAGTTCATTTTTCTTACACTCTTCTCCACAATCATGACACCAAAACATATTTTTATTTGTATTATCTAGTTCTTCAACATCTGCATTTTTGCAATTTGGACATACTAATATATACATTTCTAACACCTCTCCATTTCCTTTTAAAAGCTCCATAGAACTTTTTATCTATTAAGACAATATAACCCTCCTCTTTCTCCATAAAAACCTCATGAACGCTCTATTTTTAGTTAATAGAGGATGGAGCCTTGTCCAATCCTCCAGTAACTTTATTCATTCTTTTTCTCCTCTTTAAACTCACTTTCTATACTCTCTAATGTTTTCTTAATTAAATAATCTCTTTGTTCTGGATATTGCATTATAGCAAATTGCAATTCATCTATTAAGTTATCTATTGCTTGTTCTAAATGCTCTTTTTCAATATTATCTCCCATCTTTCAACACTCCTTTTAACTCTATTTTTAATCCTCTACATCATCCAAGTTAACCAATATCTTTGGCTTACCTTTGAACTCTCTTTCTAGCCACCTTATTCCTTCGCCTTCATAACCAAATTCACAAACTGGATAATATTCTATTTCTCCATAGAAATAATCAAACTTTGGAATATGCAATAAATGTTTGCAATCACAACATTTCGTATTCATACAATGTCCTATTAATCTTTTAGCTTTTCTCTTATATCTCTTATTTCTAGCCATTACTTAACCACCTTGCACCAATCTGGCTCTACAAAGTAACCTCTAACTTCTCCATTAAGCGAATCAATAACATTAACTTCTAGTCCGTTACAATCTTTAAACCAACCACTTCTTTTACTATCAAGATAAAAACCTCTCTTCTTTGCCTCTCTCTTAAATCTCTTAGTAGTAAATACATATTTTAATCCTTGTCTAAATTCTCTTCTTTTCAATTTAAATCACCTACTCTTCCCAACCTAACAGTTTTTTCTCTAAATCGTCATAGTCATAATCCCTCTGACTAAAATTACAGTTATTATTAACTTGTCCCTTATTAGGTTTCCAATCTTCTTTTATAGCTGTTATAAGAGCACCTACTCTGTTATTTACTTTTTTCATTCCATTTATTATTTTTAGTTTTTCTTCAACAACTTCAATCCCTATTTCATTTTCAAAACAGAATTTTAAAATTGATTTTATATCTCTTTCATCAAATCCTTTTAAGAGTTTCTGAAAATCCATATTAACAACAACATCTGTTTTGTTGTTATTTATATTGTTATTATTTGTTTTGTTATTATTTGTTTTGTTATTATTACTGTCCTTGTTTTCCGTATCCTTAAATTCCGTATCCTTAAATTCCGTATCCTTAAAATAAGGAATAGGTTTTATATCCATTTCCTTGTTTTGAGGACATGGTTTTTCTTTATCAATACTTGTTACTATTTGAGGAATTATATATATATTTTTCATTACTTTCCCTCTAACTCTATTTCTCTCTATTTTTATAAATCCATTAGTTATAAGTTCTTTTCTATGTTTATAAAATCTATCTTTAGAAATATTTAAATCCATCAATATTTTTTCAACACTTGGAAATGCGGATTGTCCAGCTCCAGCAAAACTACACATATAAGCATAAATTGCTTTTGATTCTATGCTTATATCAGCCTGCATAATAAACTTTGGTATAGTTCCATATCCCTTACAAAGAATAGATTTACCTTCGTATTTTATTTGATCCATAAAATCTCCTTCTTTATCTTCATTAGTTGAAGGCCTTAAATATAAAACCCTCAACTAATCTATTTTTACATCTGTCTTAACTCGTGAGCTTCATTTATCTTTTCTCTCAATTCATTAAAAGAAGCTTCATCCATTGGTACAGTTATAGAATCCTCTATAGTTAAAATTATCTTTTCGGTATCTTTTATATCTATAGAGAAGTTCTGCTCTTTTCCGTACTTTTTAACCTTATCTAACTCTAATCTCAAATTAATCACTCCTATAGCTCTGTATAATGAATTATCTTTGAAATTTGTTTTGTACTTCTGCAATAATCACAATGTTCACATCTTGTAGGAACTTCTTCACCATTCTTTACTCTTATAAAATGTGGTAGTAAAGATTCAATCTCTAGTAATTTATCTTTTATAAATTCTGTTCCAACTAAGATTATTGCTTTATCTGGAATCTCCTCTTTACTGACAGCTATTATGTGAGGTTGTAGATAATCTTCTCCACCTCTGTTCTGTCTTTCTATTTCTGCATAAACCGCCATCTGTAAAAGGTAATCATAATATTCTATAAAGTTTTGTTTTACCTTTAACTCTTCATTCCAATATTTCATTTGAATGCTTCTTGTGGTCTTTAAATCAGCAAAATATTTGCTACTTGGATTATAAATATCAATCATTATTTTCCACTTAGCTCCGTATAGTTCACCAGTAAATATAACTTCTTTTTGTCCTTCTCTAACCTTTTCTATTAAAGGATCTTTAGATAATGCTTCTATCATTTTGTCTGCAACCTTAAAATTAGCTTTTAAATCTCCATCCTTCTTAAACATTTCTGGATGCTGAACTCTAAACTCTCCAAGATTTCCCCCTTCACTCCAAAGATGAACATAAGAACCTAATGTAAATGCATCATTTTTACTATCTACCCACAATCCATTTAATTTAGCCATTGTCTTAGCTTCACACTCTTTAAAACTTTTGAATTGGGAGACAGAGAAGTACTCTCTGTCAGCCTCTAAGCTAAAGTAATTATCTTTATTTATCTCCATTGTTTTCTTCCTCCGCTTCTTCAAGTGGTGTACCTATAAACATATCTTCTTGTTTAACTTCCTCTTTTACTATAGAATTAGTATTTAATTCTAATACTGATTTTTCAGTTGGTTTTATTTCAAACCAATCTTCTCTCTTAGACATTCCATCTTTTAAGCTACTATAAATTTTTCTTAATTTTACAAAGTCATTTTCACTTATAGCCTCTGAATTACATCCTAGATATTTTTCTATCATATCTTTAGTAACACTAAATTTTTCTTCAAACACCTTAAGCATTTTTCTAACTCTATCAATTAAAGGTTCTACATTATTACATCTCATTGTTAATTCACATTGTTCTACCGCCGCATCTATAACATCTCCTGGAATAACTCCTAAAATACAAGCCCTTAATCTTCTAGCACCTTGATTAGCAACCATCTCGTATATATCTCTTGGATCAGTTAATTTTTTATTTCCATTTCTAGTGCTTCTTACATGTGGAACACTAAATATTTTAGTTTGTCTTGTATTAGTTTCTAAATCCCATGCATACGCCATAACTTGGCTTTCTCCATCTTTTTGTTCTAACTCTATAATTCCATAATCTATATTCCCCCAATTTTGTGCTAAAGCTTCTGCAAGTCTTATAGATGGTCCACTTACTTTTGTTCCACCTCTTGGGTATTCATAAACAGCCTGCTCTGCTAAACTTTTTCTTTGGCACGCTCTAATTATTCTGTTGAAAGCATCTATTTCATCTCTAGGAAATCTTTTTGCAATTACCATTGCTGCTTGCACTTCTTGAGCTTGTCTAGTTGTAACCATTTCTGTTGTAGTAGTTTTTTGTTGTTTTCCTTGGACTTCTCCTGTAAATATATTTGTTATTTCATTACTCATTACTTATTCCTCCTTGATTGAATTAAATATTTATTCTGCTTCTTCCATAAGATCCTCTAAGCAATCACGACATATTATTCTATCTTCACTAGGGAGATATTTTTCACCTGCATATATGTCAAAACCACATTCAGTACAGGTTTTAACAGCTTTTGGCTCTTCTCTATTAAATCTATACTCATAACAACAATCTGGTAAATTGTCCATAAGTTACAGCTCCTTTATTGTTTCTCCAGTTTCAATATCATAAATTACACCATTGTCTAAATCAGTTCCTGGTGGTAAGATATGATTAAGTTTAAATTCTTGAGTGTCTTGGCTACTTTGGTCGGTGCCAATGCACTCTCTTTTTAGTTCTTCCTCTATTAAAACGTTTAAATTATTGGTTGCTTCTATCATATCCATAGCCACAACTCCACTTTATAAGCTACATAGCAAATAACTACCCAAAATATTATTAAGCCAATTAGTACACCTAAGCACCCTGTATTAACTTTTCTCATTTCTACTCTCCTATCCTACAAGGCTTTCTCTTAATGAATTTATTGCTCTACTCTTAATTCTCGAAATTTGTACTTGAGTAGTTCCTAATAATTCGGCTACTTCATTTTGTGTTTTGCCTTCAAAATAAAGCATATTTATTATTTTTCTTTGAAGTTCATCAAGTTTACTTATTGCTATCTTCAAATCAATGTTTTCTATTTCTTTATCCATATCAAAATCACTACCACACCACTCCATAAATTCAACATCTGTTTTTAAAGGAATAATTCTATTTAAGGAATCTACAGACACCTGTTCAATTACTTGCTTACCATTTACTGTTTTTCTTATAAATCTACTTTTATCTCTATAAAAATCACTTTTTATTGCTCCTAATATTGTAGGTACTGCGAATGTAGAAAAACTAATTCCCCTACTTTCATCAAATCTTTTAGCTGCTAAAACTACCCCTAATAATGCTGCTGAATTCAATTCATCTATGCTTTTATATTTATTACCCTTATAAAACTTAGAAGCTATTTTGTAAGCCAATCTTAAATGTTCTTCTGCTTTTATCATTCATTTTCTCCTAACTAAATTTTTATTAAGTAAAGTAGAAATCCTACCATGCTAAATATCAAAAGGTAATATATAGCATAGGTTAAATACTCTTTATTTTTACTATTCATAACCTAGTTCCTTTCTAATTTTATTTTCATACGCAAGCCTCAAACCTTCATTTTCAAGCTTACATACCTCTAACTGAACCCTTAAACTTTCAGTCTCATCTCTTAATGTTTTCAATTCCTCTAAATCACCTTTAATTGACTTTAAAAGTATTACATAATCTTGTTTACTCTCTATGTGTTCAAGTAGTTTTATTAACGAGTTTAAATCGTTAATTTTGTGATTTATCATTTTAACTGCCTCCTCTCTCTATCAACAATCCACTTTTCAGCTTGTCTAATTCTACTTATAGCATTTGTATAATTTTGAAAAACGCCTCTCTTAAAACCTGTTGGAGAATTTTCTACCCAAACATGCTCTCCAGTTTTTAAATCTAAGAATTTAGTTTTATACAAAAATGTTTTCTTGTTATCGTGAAATCCTACGACTGCTACTTTTAACACTTTAATCCTCCCTAAACTACATTAACTACAAATAGTAAACTTAACATATTCCCAATACTCAATATTAAGTATTTAGTTCTTTTCTTACTGTTTCTCTCTTCCAAATATTTCTCCATGAAGAATACAGTTAAAAACAATGTTGTTCCTGTTGCTATAGTTCCTAGAACTACTTGTCCTATTGGCGTTAGCATATAATACCTCCCAATCTCATATAATATACTGGTAAGTGTTTGCTGAATTAACTCTTATCTCTAAGGCTCCTTAAAGCCTTTCTTTAGTTAATTTCTATTTACCAAGTTTCCTTTATTATTTTCTTAGCATATTCTAAGTTAGCTTCTATATCTCCACCCATTTCTTCAATTCTTTTAGAAATTATAGAAGCAATTGCTTTAGCTTTAGCTATTTCTGCTATTTCTTTTCCTGCTGGAAACTCACACTCAACATCTATATATGTCCCCTTCTTATATCCAGGGGCAACATATTTAATTACTTCTTCCTTCATAGTTTTTCTCCTAAAATTGTTCTTTAAAATATATGATTTTATGATAAAAATTATTAAACTTGTCCTATATATTTCCACCATTTATAATTTAAGTATCGGTTCCGCCAAGTCGAAATAAATTATGAAAGGTGGTGATTTCTATGTCTAAAAAAATAACTAAAGATGATTTATCTCTTTTAATAAACAAAATTGCTATTGAAGCTATGGATAAAAACAAAGATATGGTAGATAACGATTTAAAGTCTACAATAGGTATATCTGTACAAATAGCTTCTTTTACCACACTTAAAGTACTTAAAGAACTTGATTTAATCGATTTAGATATTGATTAAACCTATACCTTTATTGTCTTGAGAATCATTAATAAGCTTAATTATTTCTCTTGCAAGTTTTTCTTTATCAATTGATATAATTAGGCTTATTAAGTTCTCTTGCTTATTAAGTGTCCCTTCTTTAACAGTCTTTTCTTTCAAATCTAACCCACATATATGACAATAATTTTCATTTCCCTTTAACTCTTCATTCTTACATCTTGGACATTTTAATCCTTTCATTTCTATTCCTCCTAAATATCTAATTTAACTTGTACATTAAGCACATTCTTTTAATAATCTTTCTATAAATGTACCTTCCTACTATCTCCTATTTTCTAATCGTCCAACCTCCTAAACTTTTCATATTTATTTATCCTTTTTTCAATAATATTTTTATGTTAAAATAGCATTGAAAGGGGAGAAATTTATGTTAACTAAAGATAGTAAAAGGTTATTAGATTGTTTAATTAATAGTGAATCTACTGATTTATTGGGATGGTCTACTATTTCAAAATACTTACCTGAATCATTCGATTCTAATAAACTTATTTGTGTATTAGATCATCTTCAAAAAGAAGGCTATCTTTCTTATGAAAAAAATCTAATAAATGAAGTTACTTACATAGAACTTTTTCATAAAGCATTTGCTTATAAAGAACTTTCTTTAATTCAGATGAAAGAATTTCTAATGAAAAGTATCCTAGTACCCATAATAGTTTCTATTTTCACTACTTTAATTGGATTGTTCATTAAGTCTTTATTTGAATAAGAACACAATAATCAATGATGTTATCATGCTTACTAAAATACTTATTACATACCCAGCTATTCTTTTATTTTGTTCCTCTATTTCATTATCATTTTTTATAGACATGTTAATCCTCCTTATATATTTAATTGACCTTGACTATTAAGCAACTCCATATTTAAATGCTAAATCTTTTACTATTGCAATATATCCTTCTTTCAATCTAGGCTCATTCTCAATTACATCTAAATAATTCTTCTTCTCTCTCTTTGATTTACAAATACCTTCTTCTGCCATTCTTCTACGCAGATTTGTAAGCTTAACATCAAGTTTGCATTTTAACCTAGTTCTCATAAGTGAATACACTTCTGCTTGAACATCATGTATATAGCCATTTCCTCCTAATTTATGAGCTATTTTAACTATTATCTTTCTACAATCTTCTCTCCAATTAGTTGTATTAGTAGCCACAACCTCTCTCATAGCTTGTATTTCTTCTATACTCTTATCAGCTTTCTCTTTAGCTTCTAAAGCATGGTGATTAACTTCATTTAGTTGTTGCTTTATTTTCTTTTGCTCTAACTCACTTTTTGCTACTGCTTGAAGCATTTTATTAAACATTTGAAGTTCTGGACTTAGCTCTGACATATCAAAAGTATTTTCTTTTATTTCTGCTCTCATAGCAAAATATTCTCTTCTTAACTTTCTTCTTATTTCCTTAGCTTTATCTGTTCTCATTAATCCAACTAAAGCCATATACCCTTGTTCTGAAAGTAAATATATATTTGAACTAGCATTTATTGAATTTTGAGTATATAATCCGCTATGCTTAGCAACCATAGCGAAATCTTCATTACCTTTTAAATCTAAAATATCTATACCACTTTCAAATTCGTCTAAATTATTATTTATAAGTTTATTTACATCTCCTAATTCCATTTGATGTATTTCAGCTACTGTTTTAGCTAGCATAACTTTTTGACCTTCACCAAATCCGCCTTCTATTACTGGGATTTCAATTCCCATAAATTCTTGTTTTCCTTTTAATACTAAATTATTCATTGCTTTTCCTCCTTTGAAATCCCCCTAAAATATGCTAAAATTTCAAATAGAAAGGGGGGGGTTAATTGGATATAGATTTACCATTAACATTATCATTAATAGGTTGTATTACTGGTTGCGCTGGTCTTGCTATTAACTTTCATAAGTTTCTAACTGAACAATTTAAACTTAAAGTTTATTTTGGTGAAGGTGACAATATCTTTTTTGGTAAACTAGAAAACTCTAATTGTAAAACTAATTTTCAAGGTATTGTAAGAATTAATTTTGTAAATAAATCTTCATCACCAGTAACTATTTATGCTATCGAAACAAAAATTGATGATAAAAAAATTATAAATAGAAAGTATGAAGGAACTCATTTCACTTTGATAAGTGAAGTTTTCACTGCAACAAAATTTAAGTCTATTGAGTTTCCTATGGATAAACAAATAGAACTTCCTTTAAGAATAGCTCCTTTTGATTCATATGAAGGTTTTCTATTTTTTCCTTTTTTTCCTGATACAATTAAGAAACAGGAAATTATTAATTTTACTTTTAAAACAACTAAGAAAATGATCCATAAAAAACATGTCATGCTAAAATTTGAGACAAAAGTACATGATAATTGCAATGATGACTACATATAGCAACAGACATAATGTAGTTATTCGCCTTTTTATTTTTTGACACTCATTAAATGTTTCTTCTATAGTTGGAACTGACAAAGAATTTATTTCTTTTAATAGCCTCTTTGTTTTAGTTCCATCTTTATTAACTGTCACAAGATATTCTTTTATCACTATTCCTTCTTGCTCTTCTTTTTCGCTCATTTAACTTACCTCCTTATTTTGTAATAACTTTTGAACTTCAATAGCTCCTAACTTATAGCTTCATCAAAGAAACTTTTCTGTTCATAAGGTCTTTCTTTTTTAACAATCTTCATACATCTTTCTATTAAGTCGTAGATATCTGTTCTATTAGTTGGTATATCACACCACTTCTCTATACCAAGTCTTGCAAAAACCATTACCTTAACTTGTTCAAATTCTTCATTAGCATGAGTTATTTTCAATCTTTTCTTAATATAATCTGTATATTTTCTTACTGTTTTAGGTTGTATTTTATAGTAATCGGTAGCTTCGTTAATTGTCTTTTTTAATGTTTCAATCTCTGTACAAAGCTTACTTATATAACCATCTACTTGATACTGTCCTGTTTTTCTTATTTGTGGTAATACTTCATCAGTTACCCAGTCTTGAAATCTTTCTGCTTCTTTCTTCTTAGATTTAAAGATTAGTTTGTAAACTCCACTTTCTGTTAAGAAGTTCTCCCCTGCGTTGTTTAATTTTCGGATGTCGGTTAAACCGATATCTGAATTTTTTAATTTTACAACTTGCTTTTCGTTCATGTTTCTTATATTGTCATTTACATTTTTAATACCTAGACATTCTCCTACGTGTTTATGGTTAAATAAAACTTTTCCATTCCACTCAAATACTTCTACTGGTTTATTTTCAAAAATCATTAAGTTATTCATTACTTATCCTCCTAACTAACCTTTTGTTGTAATTCTGTCTTTTTAAATAACTCCTTAAAATCAACTTCTGGGAAAAATTCCTCTTGAATTGTTAATGCCTCATCATAAGTGAATGGGTATTTACCAGCTATTTTAAGATTTAAAGTATTGTATGTTTTTCCTATAGCTTCAGCTATTATAGGTTTCTTAATTTTTTTTCTAGCGATTTCTGCTTCTAAGTTACAATACATTTCGCCACCCCCTTCCGAACGTTATTTCGTTTGTTGAGTTTATATTAAACTAAATTTCGTTCAATGTCAATTATTTTTTTTGTTTTTTTTATGAATTAATTCAATTTATTACGATATTTCGTTTATTTTTATTGATATTTCGTGTAATGAATGATATTATCTATTTATAGAAAGAAAGGAGTTACTTAACTATGAATAAAACTGAAAAACTTAAACACATCATTTTAAGTAAATATAATAGTATTCGTGAATTTTCTAAAATAGTAGAAATTCCAAGTACAACTTTAACAAGTGCATTAGATAAAGGCGTTGGAGGAATGGCAGTTGATAGAATAATTAAAATCTGTGATGTTTTAAATATTGATGTAAAGACATTTGAACCATTAGAAAATCTGTCTAAAAATACTATTAATTATTCAGAAGAAGAACAGCAACACATAGATGATTTAAGAAAATTAAATGTTGAAGGTAAAAATAAAGTTATTACTTATACCAAAGACTTGATGGATAATCCTAAATTTATAAATGAACCTATACAGAAGCAAAGTGAAAATGAAATTTCAGCAACTTCTATAGATGATTTTGAACCATATTTACTTGCTGCTCACAGTGATGGACTTGATGAAGAAACTAATAAAGCTAATATAGAAAAAATTAAAGAGATGTACTTAAAGATTAAAGGTAAATAAACTATATTAGAGGTTAAAAGATGTCAAAATATGAGGAACTTACAGAAGAAATTGCCTCTTATGGTGTAAAAGTAATCGAAATGCGATTAGGTCAAGACTGTGGCTATTGCTGTAATGATATCATTTTTATAAATGAAACTTCAACAGAGAAAACAAAATATTGTATATTAGCTGAAGAAATAGGACACTATTTCACTAATCATGGCAACATAACCAATCTTTCAAAAATAGAAAATATTCATCAAGAAAATAAGGCGCGTGCTTGGGCATATGAAAGATTAATCTCTCCCGAAGCTTTGATAGAAGCATTAATAAAAGGAATAAATTCTACAGAAGAAATAACTGAATATTTCAATATAACAAAAGAATTTTTTTTAGAAGCAATTAGCTATTATCGTAAAAGACATGGTATCTATTATGTAGGTAAAGATTACTTATTGAATTTAGAACCATTATATATAATTAATTTTTAATTATAACTTTTATTATACTAGATATCTATTACTTGTATATCTATAAATAACAAATCAAAATATTTTTTAATTATCTCAATGGAGGAATATTTCATGTTTAAAAATGTATATGATTTTGATAAATTTGATAATGTTATCATAACTAACGATAATATTAAAAAAATAAGAGAAAAGTTAAATGTAGATGAGTACGTTCCATTTATGGGTATTTTCAATGAATGTGTTATTATTTTTAAAGAAGGCATTAGTAGTCAATATATATACTATAAGCAAATTAATGAAAAACTTGTACATATAGAAAGTTACAATTATGAAAAAAGAAAGTTAGTATTCATCTGTTCTTTTGATTTAAATTTTAGAATAAATGGCTCTACTTTATTTGATAGAACAACTAATATTAAAAAAGGGGTTAGTCTTATTAAACTACCTAAACAACAAATAGAATATTATATAAAATATGTATCGTGTCGCTATGCTGGTGTTTTTGGATATTTTTACTTGATTCAGAAAAATAAAAAAATAATTACATTAGAAACTTCTGCTCGCTCACAATCAAGTAATAATAAAAATACGCAAACTAAAACAGAAATAAATCAGTATAGAAATATTATAAAATTTGAAGATATTGAGATAACAATAAATACTACTAATCCCAATTCATTAGATATATTTAAAAAGAAATATAATAAGCATACAGATTCTTGGGGAGTACGAGGACACTATAGAACATTAAAAAGTGGGAAAAAAATATTTATAAAAGCATATACAAAAGGGGATAAAAATAAATATAAACCTAAAGATTATGAAATCTCTTAAAAGTTAAACTCTCAAAAATTATACGAAGGAAAGTTTGAAATGAACCGTAACATAATTTATACATAATAATAAAATACACTTAATAATCTCATAAGAATAACTAATTAACTATCTTTTGAAAATATATCTTTAGAAGGAGGTGCTTATATGAAAAGAATAGCAATTTATAGTAGAAAATCACGCTTTACTGGTAAAGGTGATTCTATTGAAAATCAAATTGAAATGTGTAAAGAACATATATTAAAGTTCGTGTCTAAAGATGTTGAATTTATAATATATGAAGATGAAGGGTTTAGTGGTGGTAATATTAATAGACCTGCGTTTAAAAGATTAATGAATGATATTAAGTATGGAGCTATCGATTTATTAATATGTTATCGATTAGACCGTATAAGTAGAAATGTAGCTGATTTCTCTTCTGTATTAGATATTTTACAAGAATACAAAGTTGACTTTATATCTATTAAAGAGCAATTTGATACTTCTTCTCCTATGGGGAGAGCCATGATTTATATTGCTTCTGTATTTGCACAATTAGAAAGAGAAACTATTGCTGAACGTATTAAAGATAATATGCTTGAAATGGCTAAAAAGGGAAAATGGACTGGTGGGAAACTTCCTTTAGGGTTTATTTCTAAAAAAACTGCATATATAGATGAAGAAGGTAAGAAAAGATTTAATGTTGCTTTAGTACATGACACTAAAGACTTAGAGTTTGTTAAGTTCTTATATGAAAAGTATCTTGAACTAGGTAGCTTACACAAACTTGAAACTTATACACATGAAAATAATATACGATCTGCAAGTGGTAAAATCTTTGAGAAAAGCACTTTAAAAATAATATTACAAAACCCTATATATGTTAAAGCTGATGAAAATGTATTTAATTATTTTGAAAATAAGGGTTGGTCTGTTTATGGAGAAGCAGATGGAATACATTCTTTATTATCTTATAATAAAACTGAAACTGCTAAAAAAGATGGCAAATTAACTAAAAGAAATAAAGATGAATCCGAATCTTTAGTTGCTGTTAGCAATATAGAAGGATATATTAATTCTTCTCTTTGGTTAAAAGTACAGTATCAGTTCAGAAAAAATAAAGATACTTTCCCTCGTCTTGGTAAAACTCATAACGCTCTACTTGTTGGTAAATTATTTTGTGGTAATTGTGGAACTAGAATGATAATACAACATGGAAGAACTTCTCCTAAAACTGGTATAAAAAACTTTTATTATGTATGCTCTTTAAAGAAAACATCTAAGAAAAAACTATGTGAAGCACATAATGTAAAAACTGATTTTTTAGAAAATCTTGTTTTAGATGCTCTTGAAAAATTATATGATAAAAAAGAGTATATAAGTGATAGTTTAAAAATAAATCTAAAACAAAATAAGAACACTATTGAGGAAATAAATAACACTAAAAAACTTATAGAAATTAACAATACAAAATTATCTACTTTAGTTGAAAAACTATCTCTTGATTTTGATAATCTAATAAGCGACATACTAATTCCAGAAATGAAAAAGCTAAAGCTTGAAATTAATGATTTAGAATCTAAACTCGAAGATTTAAAATTAAAAAAACAAGAATCTGAAATGAATAGAATAGAAATAGATCTGATAACTTCTCTTTTGAATAAATGTAAAAATATAAAAGAGTTAGATAGGATAGAACAAAAACAAATAATAGATTGTCTTATTGATAGTATATACTACTACTCTAATGATAATGGAAATGATAAAATTAAAATTAAGTTTATTAATGACATCGATTCTATAAGTAAAATATTAAGTGCTGAGGATAAAAGACAATTTGAAAAGTTGTCTTTTTATTCACACAGCATGTCCAGTATCTAA